ACATTGGCAGCGGTAATATCAACATCAGCGGTATCCGCAGTGTCCCATTCAATCTTTGCTTGGCTTGAACCGACACCCATCCCGATTATTGCAACATCAGCAATACTGCAAACCAAACCAGCCGCTGCGGATACGTTCTCAATATGGCCCGGCTTGCATATGATTATGTCACCACGCCCGGCAACGCACCGGTTCGTGATACAAGAGCTAATAGATGTATCCGGGTTTGTATAGGTCCCTCTACCTGGAGACGATGCGTTCTCGTCCACCCAAAAAGTTTCCCCGGTATGAGTAACTTGAAGGGGTATCCCCCTTATATTTAATCCGTACTTAAACCCGCCTGGGTAATTCGATGGTTTTCCCATTCGTTCATCCTCCCATTAGAACCTTTTAGGCTCCCCTCAATTTATCATGAGGGGAAAACCTAATGGTTCGGATTGTTAATAAAAACAGCCAGTTGCCACTAGGCACCCGCCGAACCATAAATGCCACGAGGGTCAGTCCAACCAAAGCTATAACGCTCATAACTCATGGCCTTCGCATTCATGGTATCAAAATCATTCTCCTGCTTCAGGGGAACGGAACGCCTGTCATACCCGATCATGCCCCTGGGACAATTCGTTCGGACAAACCATGCGTCAGTGCCTGTTTCTGCAAGATAATGATTTACAGCAACGCCTTCGGGAAACATATTCATAACCCTGAGTGCGTTAGTGTCGTTATTGGCAGTACCGGACTGGTTAAGGGATTTCAAGATCCTTGCAGCCTCAAACATGTCCTGCCTATGGATAATCAGTTTTCGTGGTTGGATCGCAATCTTCAAACCACGATCATTTGTGGCACCAGCGATCTGGATGCAAATATCTTCCAACGAAGATTCGCTAAGATCAGCAGTGGTAGCAAGCATGTTGCTCCATGCTCCACCTTTTGCAGGGTGCGCCGTACTCAAAAGGGCCACACCGTCCCCACCAGTGTAACTAGATGAAACACAACGGTTATAAACCTGAGAAGCGACAACTTCTTTCGTCTGCCTCTGGCTAAACGCATTGGCCTGACCCCTTCGTTTCCCAACAACCTCATAAAGATTATCGTCAATTTCCTCGAAAGTAACAGCATACCCAAGAGCGTATGCAACATGAGAATATCTCGATGTATAACCCTGAGATTCAGAATCGTAAGAGATTGAACTCCCTTCATTTTTTACAGGAGCCAACCCAAACCCAGTTACCTGGACATCCTCTTCATAGTCTCTGGTTGAACCCTCCATATCAAAAAGAGCAGTATATTCAACCGTATGTTCATCGTAAACCCTTCCCCACCATGCCCTTACTCCCGGCCATAGCGCTTTGGGATGGTTTCCAGTCATTATTACTCCAGCCATTTTAAACCCTCCTTATGATGCGGCTACGCCAAGATACAAGCCACCAGTGGCAGCAATCTCAGGGGTATTAATCATTACTTCCCAAATCGCATAATCGCCTAGCTCGTTGTCAGGAAGATTGGCAACGCCCAGTATCACTAAAGGATTGGATTGATCCTCAGCCGGACCGTCAGCGGACCCTTCATCAAGGGCAGCCCCACTCATCCCGGTTATAGTGCTGTCAGTTCCAGCAATCATGACGGCATTAAGACCAAGCCATTCATTCGCAGGAGTCCCGCCACCATCGCCCTTGATTTGAAAAATCATATTTTCAACAGGGCATACGCCAACATATCTTTCAGTGCTGGCAGCACGGTATGGTAAAGAACTCGCTGTTGAAGGAAAGACGCTGCAAACAACGCCATAAATAACAGCTGCATCAGCACCCGCAGTATGCATAACTGAAGTATGCAATCCCAACGAGTCCATATTCGCGTCAGCAACGGCCATCGCAACAGGATCGCCTATATATATGGCAACAGTATCGCTCGATGAAACAAAGCATTTCTCAACTGCACCATTATACGGAGATCCATCACGGCGCCTTACAGGCCGAAGCCCAAAGAAACCAGTAGTTGAATTTCCCATATTTTATATCTCCATTTATCCCAATTTGTTTTCGTAAACGATCCCCTGGGCAGGGATATATTTACCGTCTTGCCCAGGTTCTCCCCCGACATTCGCACCCCTCCTAATGGAGTTGTCAATCGAGTCGAGGTGCTTTTTTTGCTCGGCCATATCTTCGTTGTAATACTTTGCCCCTATTTTCATCAGGTAAGTATATATCGGAGCGCCATTATCTCTTGTCCCGACTGGCTTTCTTATCTTAGTCGAAAGCTTGTCTTTCCCATCAACCCCATCAGGGCCTACAACGATATCAGGATCTTGCACGAAACTCCACCATGCCTGTTCAGCATCATAAAGTTTTGACCCTGTATCATTAAACCAGTGGTATTTATACCCTGGCTTCTTGTACTTGTCGGCTACATGCAATTTCTGGCGCAATCCAGTCAACGGAACTCTTTCTTTTCTTGACACGCTTCTCTTTTCTCCCATATCTTATTCCTCCCACACATATTCTTTTAAATATTCGGCTTCAGTCATCAACCCATCTTTAACCCACCTGGAACATGCTTCTTGAGCATTCGCAGGAAGATCATTAAACGTCCTTCCTTTTTTCCCGCCGTTACTTTTCCCGGCACTTCTGGTCGATGCGTTCACCGCTGCATCCCCTTTTGCTCGTTGGTTAGTAAAGTGATCTGGGTATTCATCTTTGATGGCCTCCCTAACAGTAGCCAGTATCGCATCAAACGGACGCCCCTTTGATTGCAGCACAGCGGCTATTTCGTTGGCCCTGGATGTCATTCGTAATTCTTTTATACTGTCCCCTTCGTACCACGAATTATCCTTTTGCCATTTCACAAACTCTGGATCTGGCTTGCGAGTGGTATCCGGCTTCGCATCCTGCACAAGATCTTCTTTAGCAGCCTCAACAATTTTCTCTTTCTCTTTCTCAAGCTTGTCAAAAGTTTCAACATCCTGTTCAGATACAGCAGCTCTTTGCTTCTCAGACAAATCGTGCATGGCTCTGTCATAGGCCTTCTGCTCAGTCTTTTTAATAGATGTCCTGTGATGCTCTGAAAAATCCTTAAAGGTTTGCTTTAACTCCTGGACTTCGCTGAGTAGGCGTTTATTGTTTTCCCTCAAAATTGGCAATGTATCTCGGCCATGTTGCAAAAACTCTTCAGCACCACGCCAATTGTCAGGATTCCCGGAATATTTATCTTTTGGTTTCCACCCCAAAACTTTGGCTTGCATCTCAGCTTCTTTTTTTTCATCTTCGGCAGTCTTTTCATTTACTTCCATGCCTTATCCCTCCGTGAGAATTGCAGAAATATCTTTATCATTAACTATCATGTACTCTTCCCCGTCGGACCCGATAATGTTTGATCCTGCATACTGAGCATAGGAAACTTTATCCCCTATGCTTGGGATAGGACCAAGCCATCTTTCAAAACCGTCCCTGAAAGCCATCCCGCCCATCGCAATAATCGTTCCTTTGTTCATCTTCCATTGCTCTCTTTCCTGAAGGGTTTCAGGTATATAGATTGCTATATCAGAGCTTTTGGACACATTCTCGTCCACTTTGTCCTGCTCAACCAAAACTTTGTACTCAACTGGCGCTATCCCTGTTTTGTTCATATCTCCCCCTTTTTGTGTTACGTTTCTATGGTTTCAATAATCCCTAATGCCTCGTTCAAACCTTGGATCTTTCCACTTTCATAAGCGGTATTTGCTAAAGTCAATTCCGCTGATTCCTTATTGAGTGTTCTGCCCTTACCCATATTATGTTCAATCTCTTGTATCTTAATGTGTATACGCTTAATATATTCCTTTGTGATAAACCCGCCCTTCCAATCAGACATTTCAATGTTCATGTTGTGGGGTTCTCCGTTTTTTTGCTTTGTTGCTGCCCTATCATAGTCATCATATTCTGCATNTCTGTCTTATATATCTCAAGNTGNGGNCCAACTTCCTTGGCTTCTGCCTCTGCAAGGTTCTTTATGGTTTTTGATTGGATTTCTACCATTTCATACCCGAATCTCATTAATTCAAGGTTTAGTTTGTCCCTCTCAATCGCTAATTTTTCCTGCTCAATCATGACTTTTGGGTCAGGTGGCGGCGGCGGGGCATTCAAGACCTTTTCTGGCTCATTTATTCCAAGAGCTTCAAGGAACCTTAGGTTTATTTCACCATCATTCAGCCCCTGCCCCCTTAATCCCATGAGAGCCTCGGCCTTAAACCGTTTTTGGGTGTCTGACACCTCATTCGGGTCAGCAACCGGCAAAACATCCAGCGATTTATTCTCATAAAACTGGCGTTTGGCTTTTTGCTCTTTATCATTCACCCGATATACGACCTCTTCATCCAAGTAAAGTCTGTTCAACCTGTGCAATTTCTTTAATTCATGCTTTAAAGACCGATATATCCGTTTCTGGATAGCAGAAAAGACTTTCATCCCCTGTTCTACCCTTGATAATCTGGTGGTAGCAGGTTCATTTGTTGGGGATTCCCCTCCCGTCATAGCCTCATTAACCGTTGACAGGTTTTGCCCACCGTCTATCATTAACCCAAGCAAGCTGAATAGCACATTTGAAGGGGCAGGGAACGTCAAGGGAACAATCGCCTTACGAATATCATCCCCTGAATAATCAATAGGTTTATATTCCCCTGGCTCAAATACTAATTGACCACCTTGCCCCCTATTGGGGTGAGCATCATTCCCGATAAAACCACCACCAGTATTGCTCCGAGTCCCGGCATCAAGCAATTGGTTGATTATCGAGTCAACAACATCATTTATTGGCCCTAATAACTTCCCAAACCCCATCCCCATAACACCACCATCAGGGGAGGGCATGAAAACATACTGCGTATAGTAATGGTTAGGTTTTATCTTGATAATCTTGCCATCATCCGATCTGATAAGGCCTTCAAGATCCCATCTGGCAGTAATTCGGACAACTTTGCCGGTATTCTTATGCACAGTAATAACATACGGTTCCTGGTAGCCATCATCATCCAGGTCCCACCATCTATGTTGCTCAAGATATTTATGTGGCGCGTCAATGTCAGTCCCGTTGTCTCCGCCTTTGTTGTCTGTCGTATTAACCGGGGGGCCTAATTCGCCAATGTCAAGAAAAATATCGGCATTAACTCTCTCAACATGATCGTTTTGCGATAATTCCAGGATTTCAGTTATCCGGGTAGCCGTCTTGAAGCTATTGGAATAATAAGGCAATACAATGTTTAACGGAGGGACAAACTCAGATACGTTCCGNCCAAGAGCCTGCCCACCATAATACGTTTTTTTAATCCCACACCCGGCAGTAGGCATAATAGCCAGCATGGAGTCGGTGTCCTCTTCCCACTCCTCCATCTCATGCAATAACTGGTAGTTCATGTGTGTATCAATGCAATCACCAAGATATGCCTTCTCCCCAGTCGGGTCAGCCCCGAGAACTTTAGACTTTGCTATCCGGTCCCCTTGGACAATAATAGGGTACGTCCTGGCAGAGAATTGGACAGTAGCCATTGCAAGCAACGGGTATTTTACGTCAGAAGCGTTAGAAAATGGAAAACCCTTGCCACCATCAGTAGTAAGCGTAGCTAGTTTTGTCCATTTTTCGACATCCTCACGCCATTCCGACATGCTCTGTAGGTCAAGTTCAAAGTCCCTGACAACCCTTTGCCCAATCTCGTCAAGAAGCTCTTGGTCCAGGTCTTCAGCAATGTTCTTACTATCAACCCAAACATCAATCTTTGATGCTTGCTCCCCAATCCTGAAATCAAGGTCCTCTTCGTAATTAAATGGCGCTTCAGTACCCGGTTGTGGCATTCCGCCCCCTATTCATAATAAAATTATCTTCAGGCATGTCGTCAATAAAGTCCGATTCACCCTGCCTCACTAACGCAACCCCAATCTTCTCACACGCAAGCAAGAAATAATTGGTAGCATGACGGTAATGGTCAGGACCCAACTTTCGGTATCGATATTCTTTAGACCCGGTTTCAACATCCTCTTCAAGTACCTTAGCGATATTGCACATCTCTTTCGTGTATTCACGGACCTCAAGTACTTCACGCCGGGGAAGAGATAAATCACCATTAATTACAGCATTGTGGGACGCATCACACATCTCAGTCCGGTTAACCTTTACCGTCCCGTTCTTCCAGTCCCAAGCAGGTATCCCCTTATGCGAGTCATGGTAATAACACCCAAATACCGCAAAATTAGCATCAGCTTTGAACTCCCGGACTTTTCGTGTCTCAGGATAAAAATCAAATACAGCACACCGTACGTTAAACCTTTTNGCCAAATCCATAACATCATTAAAATCAGTTACACGGGCCATNTTAATAATGTCCTTCACCTTCCGGTTCGACTTGTACCCAATCACAACATGCAACTCTTTTCCAACATCAATACCCATAGCACAAGGGGTGTTATTCGCACCAGTAGCCATAGGGTAATTATTAGAACAATTATGCAAATCACCAAAGGTTAGCCGATTCTCTGCCTCAATGTGTGCCATCCCAAGCTTGGAATTGTAGACCTCAGTGATGTTCCCGTTAGGCGGGTTCTCGTACATGTTCAAAATCTTGCCAGGGTCAATATACAGGCTATTCAGTTGACTTATCCACCACCCAACCAAGTCCTTACTCTTATCAGGGTACTGAGCTACCCACTGGCCGTTCCGTGGATGGATAATCTCCCCACAATGAGAACAAACCCGGTCAACACTATTATCATCGTTTACACGCAAGCAATCAGGAAATTCT